TTAAGCAGTTTCTGCGCAATCCGTCAATGAAAATCTGTCGCCATTTGTGTCGAAAGCATCACACATTGGTTGATATAGCATCGATTCCGCCATATTTAACCAGACATCAATTCTGCTTTCACATGTTCGCAAGCACCATTCAGGATGTCGCTCGTTTAATTGTCGAGCCATTTCCTTCTTACTCATTCGATAACGATAGCGATCACTAATTACATGGTACAAACGCTTGTGCCCAGGACGCACCAGCACTTCACTGAGGACGGCGTCAGTCGCCAGTCCTTCCTCATCCGTGCAGAACGCAAGATTGCTTTTTTTCTTTCCCCTGAGAATTTCGAGGAAAAACGCTTCCAACTCAGGTTTGGTAATACCAGATTTTTTCATACGGCGAATAGCATCGTTAATAGCTGTTTTGGTAACTTTTCCTGATGCCAACAACTGGTTAAACATGTTGCCTCCAGAACCGCTACCAATGCAGGACCAGCATCCCCACATTCTCAATTTCCCTTGAATCCAGACGCTCTCAAGTGTACGTAAGCGCACCATTTCATCGCTTTTACCAACTACTGAAGGATTGATCATTCTGCTCTCCATACTTAAGCTTTTACAATTACGCCGATCGCCAGCGCCCGATCCAGAACACGAAACAGCAGCTCCAGCTGCGTGCCGTGCTTCTTCTCGAATGCCGCTACATCGGCGTGCAACTCGTCGTGGCACTCTCTGCACAGAGGGATCACGAAGAGGTCGTGGGCTTTTGTGGCTGTACCGCCCATACCATGCCCGATGATATGGTGCGGGTCGTCTGCCGGACGGCGGCAACCTTCACAGGGCTGAACCTTTACCCAGCGGGTGTATTTCTCGTTTACCCAGCGGCGGCGCTTCGGTCGCAGCATGAATGATTCCGGCGATTCCGGATCGATCCTCAGCGCCAGCACTGCGGGCTGCTTCTGCACCTCCTGCGGGTTTGTGCTGCTCCTGCGCTGTTTTACTGCTCCTGCGGTTGCAGCCTTCTCCTGCAGGATGCTGGTGGCCGGCGGCATTGGCACAATATCGCTTTCCCGGTAAAACGGCAGAAACGGCTCATCAGGCATCTGCAGCGCGCGGCGGGCCATCGTTTCAGGGATTGCACCGGCGATACCTGCACAGACCGCCCACCAGCACAGCTCACCCAGCGACAATTCCCGCTCATTATTGAAACCCAGCGCTGCCAGAACGGTATCGATCACCCAGGCGACAACGTTACGGCGCGCCAGCTCCGCCAGCTGCTCTGTCGTTTGCTGGCGTAGCTCGTTATCGCAATGCCAGCACAGCACCATCGCCCCGGGCGGGTGGCGCATTGTGACCAGCTCCTTATGGTGGTAGCCGGAGTGCTGATACTGGCACTGACGCACACGGTGCAGCAGCCAGGACTCGAGCCCGGGCAATCCGCCGGCGGCGCGTATGACCCGCTCGTCGGTGAAGAAGGAAATAAGAAGCGGATCATCAGCCAGCGGCTGCCGGGCATCGGGAACACGGCCTGACGGAAGCGCGGCCATACTCCTGGGCTCGGACTCCACCAGCACACGGCCGCCACTGAACAGGCGCATCAGGTCTTTACCCGGCTTCAGCAGCACCAGGCCGAGGCGCGGTACCGTTTCGGCTGTCAGCAGTGCTCTCACGCGGCATGCCCCTTAGCGATATGCGCCGTCCACAGGCCACCGATCCACTCAACGCCTTTTGCGGTAAAGCGCGCCTGGCTGAATGCATAGTTCGATTCACTGGTGGTCCCGGTTTTTACCTCAAACCGCCCGGCGTTAATGTGCTGGTGCCGCGGGGTCAGTACGCCCCCGAGGCGGTACATGATGTCGCTGTCGATGAGGAACAGACGGAAGTCGGTCTCTTTGGCGTTCAGGAGCTTTGCCACCTGGCGAAACGACATTGACCCTTTCGCGGTACAGTAGCGATCGACAAACTCGACCTTTGGCGCCGCGGCGGCCAGCTGCTGGGTCAGTTGCTCTTTCTGCTCAGCGAGGTCTGCCGCCAGGCGAAGCGCTTCCGGGAGTGACTGCGGCACACTGACCTGCTGACCGTTCTCCAGCTCAAGCCAGCGATCGATAATGCGTTTACGCAGCACCACGTTGTACCCGGAGACCAGCGTAAGGCATAAGTCTTTTGGCAGGTGGTAAAGCGGATAACAGCGCCCGCGGTCGTCCCGGTAATCTCCCGAAAACTCGGGAGATTGAATATTGAGCTGTTCGAGCATATTGCGAATATCAGCCATTACATGGTCGTGTCGCTTATCACACAACCCGGCGATCTCCAGGCTGGACATTGCAGGGAAGCCGGGATCACTCTTAACATTCACTAGACTTTTCACAGGCGCCCTCCGTTTTCAATAAAATATTCAATTACCTTAAGACGTGAGACGTTGTCGTACGAGGTAAGCAACACCAATGCAAGTCTCTTATCAAGCCTGAAACATGGGTAGAGCCTTCCTCTTTCATCCGCGTATTCCCCTGCAAGGTGGTCCTCTGGAAGATTCAGGGAGCGAAGAATTCTTCTGATATCCTGAAGTACATTGTCATGTCGTTTACCAAATTCCTTGGCAATCTCATTACTGCTAATAGTCAAAAAATCAGGCCTACACACCAATCCTCTAAGTTTGCTCATGCTATTTCTCCATATCAGGCGGCTGCACCCGCCGGTTCGTATTGGCTGATCGTTATCTCAACCCTGCCTTTCGGCACCACTGGCCCCCACTCCACCAGCATGCGTTTTACCTGGCTGTCGTCCTCCCACACGCCAGCATGCGTCAGCGCGTCAAACAGCGCTTTGTTGTAGTTGTCCAGATCCCGGCGGCGCGCGTCCGGCGGATACAGGGTGATTTCGACTGCAGCAGGCGCTGTTGATGGCTTCGGCAGCCTGCGCAACTGCTCAATGATCGCCGCGCAGGCCGCGCTCTGGTATTTGCGGCCGTCGGCACTGATAAGATGGCGCCCAGCCAGCGGCCCCTTGTTAGGGGCGCGCCAGTATGTGTTAACGCTCGGGGGAAACGGCAGCACCAGCTTCATGCCACCTCCCGTTGCGGATCCGCGCACATCTCAGGTAAGTTTGCCTCCACCAGCGCGCGGGCGAATGGTGGCGGGACGGCGTTGCCGCAGCGCGCGACCTGCTTATCCTTCGCGTAGCGGTTGCCCCGGTAGTCCTGATCGATAACGTAGCCATCCGGGAAACCCTGGGCCTTATACAACTCATGGGGCTGCAACATACGCATGCCGATATCAACAATCTGGTACTTAACACCCTCGATCGTCACCAGCCATTCGTCTTCGCTTTCCCCGCAGTAGGTTTCAAGGAATGTCCGAACCTCCCCTACGTGCTGGCCGCCGGCAGTGATGGTTGGCATAGGTTCGTCCAGGCGCTGCCCGTCGCGGCATGTTCCGCGCAGCTTGACCAGATGAGAGGCAACAACAGCATGGTGATCGACCGTCGTCACGGAGTGGGCTGGCTCATCCAGACCCACGCCCGGGCCCGTATAATTCCCGCCGTAGTGCTTCGCCAGGAATGCGCTCACCGTTGCAAACTTATTGCCACCAGCGGTAACGGTTCCCAGCGGGTTATTAAGTTGCAGGACGCGCGGCTCCTGCCCCGGACGCTCACCGTAGCCCATCTGGATCAGCGTCGGTGTCACCAGCTGCGATTTACCGCCACCGCCCGCAGTAATCGTTGCGCTAGGTTCGTCTGCCCGGTGGCCGATACTGGCGCCGAACTGGCGGGCAATCACTGGCGTAACCAGGCAGGCGCGGGATTGCTTCAGGATAGTGTGGGCAGGCTTATTCAGCGCGCGCGGCTTCGCCTGGTATTCGCTGCCGCCGTTGCCAGCCAGGAATGGTGTCAGCTCCGCCTCAACAACACCGAGGGCATGACCATTTCCGCCCGGGCGCGCCGATGTGCCGGCGGTCACCGTAGGAACCGGTTCGGTAACGGGCTGCCCGGTTGCGCCGGTGCGGAATTTAGTCAGGTGCGGTACCGCTATCGCGTAGCCGTGGGTTTTGGTGATGGTCTGCAGCGGTGCGCCCAGCTCCTGACCACGAAAACAGTCATAGCTACCTTTCGTCGTGGTGTGGTTACATTTCACGATGAACGGCGAGGCGCTCTCGATGACAAACCGCTGGATACCGCGCGCAATACGCTTCAGGGTATTTTCTGCCAGGGGCTTTTTGCGATCGAAGATAGACAGCGCCGGGATATTCCAGTCGATACACTCCGCCGCGGTGCGCCACGGCGCCAGCCTGCCGCTCTGCACCTCCAGTGATTTCGGATCCCCGTGGGTCGGTTCAGGCCAGTGAATGGCTTTACCATCGCAGCGCATGACCATAAAGAAACGGCGACGGATTGTCGGCGCGCCATAGTCGCACGCGCGCAGCTCGCGATAATCGACGTCATAGCCGAGCCCGGCAACCAGCTGTTGCGCCTGCCCGCTACCAGGTTCAATAGAGAGGAATTCGCAGACCTCGGCCAGCGCCGGATGATCAGCCTGGATCCCCGTCGACAGCATGCCGACAAACGCTGCAAACGTCTCGCCAGCTCGTGCACGATCCGGGTTCTGTTCAACTGGTACTGGTGGCCCGATGAAGTCGCTAAGGTGACGCTCCGCATGGCTAATGAACGGCATTTCACGTAGCAACGGTCCCCACGTTTTAAACTCTTCGACGTTCTCCAGCATCATCACGCGCGGTCGCTTCTCCAGCGCCCAGCGGATAACTACCCACGCGAGCCCGCGGATTTCCTTCTTCACCGGCTTCGCGCCTTTCGCCTTTGAAAAATGGCGGCAGTCGGGGCTGAACCATGCCAGGCCAACAGGATGCGCGCCAGTGGCGGCAACCGGATCCACATCAAACACCGATTCGCAGTAATGCAGCGTGTCGGGGTGGTTGGTCTTGTGCATGGCGATGGCGTTTTCATCGTGGTTGATGGCAATATCCACGCTGCGCCCTATAGCGAGTTCGATCCCGGTAGACGCACCGCCGCCGCCGGCGAAGTTATCAACGATAATTTCACGCACTGGTCACCCCCTGCATGCTGCTGACCAGTCCACCAGCAACCGTTATGATTTCGCTGGTTGGCATACGCTCAAGCCACAGCTGGTTAATGTTCGCTTTCAGCTTGTTCTGCTGCGATGCATCCAGAGAATCCGCGCCCTCAACCTGGTTGAACACCAGCCCAACCTCAAGCGGCCAGATGCGCGAATCAACATCAGGTAATGCTGCTGGCGCTACAACCGGGTCAACCTGCGCTGGCGCCGGTGTTGCTGGTGGCTGAACCTTGCCCGCGGCAAATTCGGCCAGCACCATGAAAGCCCGCCCCTTAGCCTCCAGCTCTGTGCGGTGGATATAGCTGAAGCGCTCGCCGCGCCAGGTCTTGTCAAACACCGCGATGGCGCCCGCAAAAAATGCGCTGGTGGGCTGCTGCTTGTCGTCTGTCGGTACAAACCATTCCGGAAGGTCAAAACCGATGCGACCGCGGATGAAAACAATGTGGTCTGCATCTTCCGGCCACCATGTTTCGCTTGGTGCGGCTTTGACCAGAAACACATAGCGACCGCCCTTCTCTCGCATGGCCATCGTGTGGTTAATGATGTGGGTCATCCCGGTGATTGCCTGCTTTTCGTGGTACTGCGATCGGCTGTATGGCGGGTTAGCAAACGCGGCGCCGCCGAGTTCCGCCAGGCGCTCAGACCAGTCCTGCGTCAGCGCGTTGTCTTCTGCGGTATACCAGGCAGGGCATTTAGCGTTGCTGTCGTCGGCAAAGAGGTCCAGCACCAGCGGGCCAAACATCGCATTAATCCCCCAGAACAGCAGCTCCGGCGTGCGCCACTGATCGCCAACTTCTTTCAGCTTGTGCGCGTTCCTGCTGCGCATTTCCGCCAGCGCCTGGCAGTATTTATTTTCATTCATCCCCTGAACCCCTCAGGAATCTTGGTATCAACTGGCCCGAACTTCACAGGATCATGCTTACGAGCTGCATCCCAGTACTGGCGCTCCGGGCGGCCTTTGCTATCCCAGCGGGTAGCGCTGGACAGGTACCCTTCGAACTTTTTCGGCCCAAACAGGGTTTCAGGACGCATGTACTGGTACTGCTCATCGTTGCCGTTCCAGTGCTCGTGCTTCAGGTCAATAACCAGCTTCAGGTCATTGACGCTGTAACCTTCCCGCAGACGGGCGCGGATGTTTTCCAGCGAGGTCCTTGATTTCTGGTAGCGCGATCCGCTGACCTGGTTCAGATGGAGCAAAACTTCAATCGCATGGTCAGTAATCACCACTTCCGGGTCGGGTTGCGCAGCAACCGGACAAGAAGGTTTACTGATCTGTTTGTGGTGATCTGAGTAATGATCTGTATAAAGAATAGGTTCCGCGACTTCACGGTTAGGGTTCCGCGGGTCTGCGTTTTCTGTTCCGTGATTCTGCGGAACATGTTCCGCGACTTCGCGTTTCCCATTCCGCGATTCTGCGGGAACCAGTGTTGGCGGGAATAAAACGTTGATTAGCGCTTCACCATCGATACGGTAATGCGTCTTTTTAGTGCCGTTAACCTGCCGCTGTGTTTTCTGAACTACATCAGGTAGCCAGCGGGTACAAATCTTGTTTACCAGGCGCTGTACCTGGTCTTCGCTTACACCGTGAATCTCCTCCGCCAGCTCGCTGTGCTCTTTGTAAAACCAACCATCATTCAGGTCTGATTTTCCAGACCAGAACACAAGCTGGTTTAGGACTGCGCCCAAAGCATGCGCCTGTTGGTCACCCGAGAAAAAATCAAGGTACGGAACCGGAATAGTGATGCAGTTCCTTTGCCCCGACAGTGATTGAACGATTTCAAATATCTGGCTCATGGTCGTTCTTTATCTCCCTGAACTTGCGCTGAAACTGCTCAAGCGGGCTGAAGCATTCATGCGGATACCCTTCCCGCAGGTAGATAACGCGGCGCGTTTCTGGCTCCCAGCGGATAACACGGACGGGCACGCCGTAGTGGTCTTTGAACCTTCGGTTAACTTCGCGCATAAGCGTTTCGCCTTCCTGTAGTAAACACCCACAATTGCGGCCGCCCGACTGTGGTTACATGGCACCCAGCGGTTTGATATTCTGCGTTCATACCGAAACAGCGGAGTTCCCTGCACCGGGATCATCCTCAGTTGCGGTAAACGGTTAAAAGCCGTTAAACTGGTCATGCGGATTATTTCTCCATACACGAAGAGTTGTTCGCCAAGGCGCCCGGAGCTGCACACTCGCGGGCGTCACTTTTTTCCGGCGCACAAAACACACGAAACAGCAGCGTCAGATGCTCCTGCCACTTCGCCATCACCTGGTAACTGTTCTCTTCGATTTGCTCACGTTCTGCCGGGTCAATAACGCCGTCAGCGGTCGCTTTGCGCAGGTACTGTGAGTGTCTGCCGATCCATTCGATTGACTCCATCAGGCGCTGGTTGATGTCACCGTTATCGACGTCATCAATGTCCACCAGCGGCACAAACACACCACCGCTACGGCGGGCTATCGCATCGGTGACGTACTTAGTGCCGCTGGCATCCTGGAGCACCATCGCCCACTCAAGCGGGAAAATCTGATCGCCTTCGCTGCGCAGCCGGTTATAGAGCGCATCGGTTGACACTTTTCCGGCGCGATACAGGCCAAGCCATTCAGCAGCTTCGGCATATCCACCAGGCATTTCGGCGATAGTCCGTTTAATGGCAGCCACCAGCCAGGCGGGCTGTCGTTCGACTTTCCAGTGTTGTTTATCCACGGTTGTCCCCTTGTTTCTGTGGTATTCGTTACGCGACTGTCTGATTAGACTTTTGATAAAGAACGGAGCTGTACTTGAGCTTTCCTTTCGTGATCCGCTCAATCACAAAAGCTTGCTTCTCGGGGATGATCTCCCCCCATCGACAAACTGCTGGATGGGAAATACCTAATGCATTAGCAGTTTTGGCTACTCCGCCGAAGTGCTCTATGACTTCAGATTTGCGCATGATTCCTCCTAGTTACCTTACGCACCACAAGGTAACAAAAGGTACATTAAATAGCAAACAACAGTTACCATCAAAAGAGGTAACATTGGTTACATGAAAACAGAGATGAAAGACCGTATTCGTTCGCGTCGAGTCCAGCTCGATATGACTCAGCTTACCCTTGCCAAAAAGCTTGGGGTCAGTCGCGTGTCTGTAACGAAATGGGAGAATGGAACAACGAAGCCGGATGGTGAGAATTTACACCAACTTGCTGGTGTACTTCAGGTAACCCCGGAATGGATTCTCTATGGCAAAGGAGATGCTGACGTTGATGATATCAAATTAGTCCCCTTCCTTAAGCCGCCAACAGCAGTGCCTATTATATCAGCCGTTCAGGCTGGTCTATGGACAGAAACCTACGCCAGTTCAAGGCTTACAGACGTGATTGCATGGACACAAACTACAGCTAATGTATCTGAAGAGGTTTTCGGGTTAGTGGTCCGCGGAGAGTCAATGACTAACCCTCATGGATTGCCATCAATTCCAGAAGGTTCCATTGTTATCGTTGAACCACATTTCGGGCAAATTGATGATCTTTACGGGAAAATAGTCGTTGCCACACTGGAAGGCTCTACCGAAGCGACTGTAAAAAAATTAGTGTGGGATAGCCCATTCGCCTATCTCATGCCACTTAACCCAGCTTTCAAGCCTATCCAAATTGACGGAAACTGCCGAATTGTCGGCAAAGTCGTCCAAATAACCCAGAACATTTAACCCCCCCAGATATGTAGCCAAAGTTACCTTTGGCTATTTTTTTGCCCCTAAAGGTAACATTAGGTACACTTCACACTTGACCATCAAGGTAACTAAAGGTACATTCAATCCATCAACAGCGAACAGGCAGGATGCCCACGAAGTAGCCGCCGGTGGCATACGAATAACCGGATGATTCGCTGACAGGTATCTTCGGGAGGGGTTGCGGTTTGGAGTGACTACCAATCCAGCGCGATCATCTGGTGAACACGGTCCCGTCCAACCCACGGGCACCAGCTATGAAACACCGTAGGGTTACTGCCTAGTCAGCAGTACCCCGCCCGAAGATCCCTGTTATTGCCAACGACCCTTTCTGGCGGCCCGTGTTTTCCCTTATGTCCGCGGTCACCGCCAGCTTTTTCAGGGCACAACATGCAAGCGCATTCTATCTAACATCGGTCGTGGGGACTGGTTTGTAACTGAAAGAGTGCGCTTCCAGTTGTGATGTGCTCAAGCGAGCTGCAGCGCCGGCCGACGCAAAGACCTGTAAATCGGCTGAGCCGCAGTTTCTGGCGGCCAATACCAAAACAGAGCGGCAGGAAGTAAGCGGGTTAGCGACCCGGTGTCACAACGTTCAATCCCGATAAGCACCCTTGCGAGGATGTTTATCGGGACTGGAAGAGTTACCACTTGGAGACGGTCCTTATAAATGTCCTGGGAAGTGGCGGCTCCGCACCGATAACAGCGGCAGACGTTCAACTGTAAAAACGGTGAGATGCCAGCACGCTCGACGGCAGTGACGGCGGGAAGTAGACCGCTGACAGCTGGGAAAGACCAGCACACAACAGATAAGAGCATCGCCGGGCGACGGGCTCATAACCCAACCCACCCGGGCGGTTGCAGCCGCAGGTGCTCTTATCTGTTGTGTATGGAGATAACTTACTGGCGGTGGCAGCCGCCATTACGAGGGTAAACCGATGAGCAATGATCGCATGACCGTAGTGCCCGATTTCCTGGGCGAACTGGATGCTGGCGTGTTCATGAACAAAATCGCGGCAGCTTTAAACATCACCGCGCTTGGCGTTCTGAATAACGGCAGCAAAGGCAAAGTAGTCCTCACCTTTGACTTTGAGCGTATGGGTAACTCCGTCGAGGAGAAGCGCGTCAAGATCAAGCACAAGCTGAACTACAGCACCCCAACTCCGCGCGGTAAAGCCTCCGAAGAAGACACTACCGAAACACCTATGTGGGTTAACAAAGGTGGCAAGCTGACCATCCTGCAGGAAGATCAGGGGCAGTTGTTCGGGATCAACGGCGGCGTTGACGGAAAGCTTAAAGCGGCACAGTGATCCGCAGCAGACAAATCACTGACATCACTTTGACCACATATTAAGGAAATTTTATGTCCCAGATTTTAGACGGCAATGCCCTGCAGCAGGTGAAAGACCTGGTTCTTTCCGGTTACCACCTGACTGCTGTAAAAGAAACGGCATGCCCTACTGCCCTTCTCCCTGAAGGCGTAAACGTTGAAAGCCTCGAGCGTTTCGACCTAGAGCGTTTTCGTTTCCGCGGAGCCATGACCACAACCAGCATTCCTGATTTTGTGCGTTATGCGGCTGGCTACGCCAACGAAGCCGAACCAGCGCGCTGCTTTATCGATGCTGACAACATGACAGCACGCTCCGTCTTTAATATCGGTACGCTGGCTAACCCAGGCCATGCTGATAACGTCGCCTCTATCACCCTCAAAAAGACAGCACCATACCGAGCCCTGCTCCAGATTAACGGTGATCGTCTGGGTCAGAAAGAAATAGCTGAGTGGCTGGAAGACTGGGCCGACTACCTCACCGCATTTGATGCCGACGGGAATGTATTGTCCATCGCGCAAGCAGCTGGTGCTGTTCGCCGGGTCAACATTAAACAAGTCTCAGAAGCAGCTCATGAAGACGAAGACTTTGGCGGCAGAAAGTCCCTGATGCAGAGCGTTGAAGCCAGCAGCAAAGACGTCATGCCGGTGGCCTTCGAGTTCAAATGCGTGCCATATGAAGGCCTGGGCGAACGCCGCTTTAGTCTGCGCAACAGCCTGCTCAAAAGTGGGGAACCGATATTTGTGCTGCGCATTGTTCAACTGGAAGCCCAGGAAGAAGCTATCGCCAATGAGTTCCGAGATCTGCTGATCGAGAAATTCACCGATAAGCCGGTAGAAACCTTCATCGGTAATTTCAAAGCGTAATTGCATTGCCTTAATTGCCCTGCGCGCCGGGGCAATTAGTGAAGCGTAATTCCGTTAATTATCGCCACCTGGCGAGGGATTCGCATACCCAAAAACAGCCGCAGGTGCAGCTGCGAAAATATGGAGAAGTACAGCGATGAGCTATATCCAGACACTTTCTGGCAAGCATTTTGACTACATCAACGCCACCACTGACGATATTGATATCGAAGATATCGCCAACGCACTTTCTAATATCTGTCGCTTCGCCGGCCACCTGCCGGAGTTCTACAGCGTCGCCCAGCACTCTGTGCTCGCCAGCCAGATTGTACCACCAGAGTTTGCCCTGGAAGCGCTGCTGCACGATGCTGCGGAAGCCTACTGCCAGGACATCCCGTCGCCGCTTAAAGCCCTGCTGCCGGACTATCGCCGTATTGAAACGCAAGTGGATGCTCTGATCCGCAGCAAGTTCAACCTCCCGATGCACCAGACGGACGTGGTCAAGTATGCCGACCTGGTGATGCTGGCCACTGAGCGGCGTGACCTCGAGAACGATGACGGGTCAGTGTGGCCCTGCCTCGAAGGTATCCCCTGTTCCGATATCGTGCAGATTGTCCCGCTGCGGCCAGGCCAGGCGTTTGGTCTTTTCATGAATCGCTTTAACGAGCTGATGGAGATCCGCAAATGCGCCGCCTGAAGGTGAAAGAACTTGTCACAGAGGCGCATGCCGCTGTGCCGGGACTACCACCAGCGACAGCAGTGCTAATGCGTGAAATGGCGACAAGGCTCGACGTCACCTTTACAGCACTGACCGAGTTGATGGATCAGCGGGTAGCGCTTATGGCTGAAATCGAATGCCTGCGTAACAGTAGCAGCGTTAGTAAGGAGCGTGCAGCGTGACAGTTCATACATTAAGACAATGTCGCCCAGACCAGGAAGAGACAGAGTATTTCTGGAAACTTTTTTATGCTGCGCAGCGTAATGATGCTCGTTGGCACGGCAGTGAAATCGGCTTTATTGCGGAAGAACTTTCCCGGACAGATCTGGACCGCAACCAAAAGCTCTTTCTCCTGCGCGCCTGGCAGGTGCTCGTCGATGATAAAGGCGGGTTTGGGCGCTTTATGGGGGCGTTCGATACCTATGTGTTCAATATGCAGGATCCTGATGATGACTGCGTAGCGTGGAAACCTGAACTGAGCAAGTTGCTACAGGACGGTGATCTGCTGGATGTTGTGCTGGAGGCATATACCGAAGCACAACGGCGCATCGCCGAGCTGGAAACCGAAAACGAATACGCCCGCAATCGGTTTAAAGAGGCTGACCTACTGTTTGGTAAAAACCTCCTGGTTATGCAGGCCGCGGTCATCGACTGGCGCGCAACGAGTGATGCAAAAAAAGGAATGGCGTGGATTTTTAATACGTTGCTTGGCCCAGGCGAATTACCCAGCGAAGACGAGAAAGATGCACAGGCTTATTTCGACCGCGAATATGAACCAGTTGATAAAGAGCTAATGGAATTACACAGATGGTTTTGGGAGCGAAGCGAACGCATTAAAGCAGAGCGCGCTGCCGCTGGTATTGCCGTTAAGGTGGGGGAGTGAGTATGTCCATCACGAAAAAACAGCGCGCGGAATTACGTATGAAGTTCGGAGGTCGCTGCGCCTACTGCGGTTGTGAGCTTGGCGATAAATTCCACGCCGATCACGTTGAAGCTGTGCGCAGGAATATCAGCAAGGGGTACGTGATGGACAGACCTGAAAACGACACCATCGACAATATGGTGCCAGCCTGCATCCCATGCAATCTATTCAAAATGTGCAGCACTGTTGAAGATTTTCGCAGCCGCATCGCAACTCAGGTCGATGTGACGCGCCGGGCGTCGAGAAGTTACCGCACAGCGGAATCATTCGGCCTGGTTCAGCCAACTAATGCGCCAGTGGTGTTCTGGTTCGAACGGTATCAGGAGGGAGTGCCAGCATGACCAATAACAACCTGACAGAAGAAGAGTTGAACGGCCTCGCCGAAGAAATGCAGCTGTGCGCCAACCGCTGCCGACATCAGGGCTGGGAGGGTAACGCGCGGGAGTATGACCAAATTATTTGTGCCCTGCGCGAGCTTCAGCAGCGCCGTAATGCCGATCGCGATTATCAAAGGGCACTGGAAGCTGCAAACCCCAAAATTACCTGCCCTCGCTGCGGAAAAACTACCACACACCCGGAGGGCTGGCACTATTGCCATGCCGGAGACATTAAAAATGACCAATAACAACCTAACAGACAGTCAGTTGGAAAAAATCATTGAAGCTGCTGACGAGGTACTTACTGCACTGGCTGGCACTAATGACGATGTTCACCCCGATAACAGCAAAAAGATGTGCGATTTGTGGGATGACCTGAACGACACATACGCACCGCCTGAAGTGGTCAAAGCCATGACTCTTGAGCTTCAGCAGCGCCGGAAAGCTGATGAGCTGTCGATCCAGACAGCGCCAGCGCTGTATTCTTTATCAAAAACAGGCGAAGTGCGCTGTAGCAACTATCCGGTAATTCCGGATGGATACTGCATCATGCCTGTAACGCTGACTGCGGAGAATGGCGCGAAACGTGCTTTATCTGGTGAGTTCAGCATACCCCGTTCCGTTACTTGTCCTGAGTGTGGCGGCGACGGTTGCAGTGATTGTGATGGGCGCGGCGACTGGAATGAAGATCAGATCATTGACTGGCCGACAATAAAACTCATCTACCAAAAAGCAGTAGAAGCATGCGCAATAGCCGCTACACAGAAACAGGATAAATCAGCATGAACCACTTAATGATCGACCTCGAAACCATGGGTAACAAGCCAAAGGCGCCAATTGTCTCCATCGGTGCCGTGTTGTTTGACCCGCAGAGCGGCGCGCTGGGCGAAGAGTTTTACACGGCCGTGCAGCTCGAAAGTGCAATGGCACAAGGCGCGGTTCCTGACGGTGACACCATCATCTGGTGGATGAAGCAAAGCCCGGAAGCCAGAGCAGCGATTTGCGCTGATGATGCTATGCCTGTAGATGCAGCGCTTTCCGAGTTGAGCCACTTCATCAACCGTCACGCGGACAACCCGAAATATTTGAAGGTGTGGGGCAACGGCGCAAACTTCGACAACGTCATTATTCGAGGCGCATACGAGCGTGCCGGCCATATTTGCCCCTGGCAATTCTGGAACGATCAGGACGTGCGCACGATGGTGACCCTCGGTCGCGCTATTGGCTTCGACCCGAAGCGGGATATGCCGTTTGATGGTGAGGTGCATAACGCGCTGGCCGACGCCCGCCACCAGGCCAAATATGTTTCTGCTATCTGGCAGCGACTGGTGCCCACCAGCACCGAAGAGTAAAGGTAAATGCCCGGGTGCAGCCGGGCTGTGTGGAGAAACTACATGACCAAGTTGATCAACAAAAAAGTATGCGCCCTTACCGGACGACAGCGACAAGTTCTGGACTTTGTTACCCAGTACATTGCCAGTCACGGTATGCCACCCACTAAATCTGAAATCGCTGTCGGGATGGGATTTTGCTCGACAAATGCAGCTGTTGAACACTTACGCGCATTGGAGAAGAAAGGCTTCATAGAGATACGTACTGGTGTTTCGCGCGGGATCATGCCTGTAGCAAAGCGAGAAATATCGCTACCATCCACCAGCAATGAAGATTACTGGTTTGATGGCACTTTTCAGCATCGGCGCTATGAGCGTGATATATGCAAAGCAGTTGAAGCGATGGGATTAAAGGTTTTGGGGGGTGGATCATGAATCTTGAATGCGTACCCATATCAACTTACTGCCGTGACTCCGGCGAGACCGTAGAAGCTGTTAATAAACGGATACAAAGGGGATTATGGCAGGAAGGGGTCCATATATTAAAGATCGATGGCGTAAAAGAGCGCTGGATTGATTTAACTGAGGTCACGAAATGGGCGAGAAAAAACAAGGATCCTTACAGCTCCCACGCGGTATAACCGCGCGCCATCATAAGAACGGCTCAACACTTATTATCACGTTCACATATAAAGGGGTTCTATGCCGGGAACCCCTTTCCCGTATCGAGCTGAATCCAAAGGGTATAAAATATGCAGAACGCCTCCTGGGAGAGGTTCAGAACAGAATTGCGGAGGGTGATTTCGATTATGCCAAATACTTCCCAAAATCTAAGAAGTTGGATATTTTTGGGAAAGTTAACCGGACAAAAAACATCAAGTCTTATCTCGATGAATATCTGGAGATCTGCGCAAATCGAAACTTATCGCCATCGACAATTGGAGGGTATGAAAAATGCCTCTCAGCTCTGTCTGATTTACATAAACTACACGTCGCCGAGCTTACACCGGCAGTATTGAAAAACTGGATCGCCAGCCGGAAAACAAAGCTTAAAACGATACGAAACAACCTCTCATTTTTGCGTAGCGCAATCGATGAGGCAGTGACTGATGGGCTGTTGACGATAAACCCGGTTACGCTTGTCAGCGCCAGCCGGTACCACGTGATCGACAGCACGCCGAACCCCGACGATTACGAGGTGGATCCGTTCACACCTGCAGAGGCCAGCGCCATTTACATGCACTGCAGGTTTCAGGAATGGGAAAACCTGTTCCGCTTTGCATTTAACACCGGGATGCGTAGTTCTGAACTGTGCGCGTTGCGCTGGCCTGATATCGACTTTATCGAGAATACTGCTCACGTTCAGGCAGCCAGCGTTGTCGGTGTGCTGAAGGGTACCAAGACAAAAGCTGGTACCCGTAAAGTCGAGCTGAATAGCGATGCGCTGTCGGCGCTGCAGGCGCAAAAGCCATTCACCTTTATGAAGAGCGATTTCATCTTCAGCGATCCTAAAACAGAGAAACCATGGGCAAACGCTGATGCGATTCGAAAAAAGGCCTGGGTCCCCACGTTGAAGAAAGCAGGAGTTCGGTACCGAAACCCATATCAAACACGCCATACGTTCGCTACGCGCCACATCAGCCAAGGCGTTAACCTTTTCTGGTTGGCCGGGCAAATGGGGCACAAAGGACCGGAAATGTTGTTCCGTCACTATGGTTCCTACCTGGCTGCTTATGATGGGAAAACGGCAATTGAAGCGAGGAAATTTTGA